AGATATGTTTACAATCGATGATTTCAAGATGGGGAGTTATTCTTTTAGCTGGAACAACAGAAGATGGAATAAGCTTATTCAAGAAGACTGGATAACGGTCTGGAGGAAAAGAAATAGAACAACCCAAAAATATAATATATATAAAGTTTCCTTTAAAGGTAAACAACTTATCAGAAGAGTCTATAGAATAATGACCGGAGAAGATGATATACCAACAAGCGAAAGAAGAAATTCTATAATGCAAGGAAAAACATATATGGATAAAGTATTACAGACATCCGTGTATAACGTTAACAGAGATAAAAACAGATAGTATGAGTCAAGCAGCAGCAGCAGCATCAGCAATGGGTGGTGGAGCAGGAAATAATTTTATGAACCCAGCAATGGGAGCGGGTAACGCAGCAGCAAGCTTGGCTATGAGGCAAGCTATGAAAGTTAGGCAAAAAACCACAGCAGGAACTACAGCAGGTGTTAATTCTGGAGGAGCTGGAATGAAACAAAGGTTTGAAAATCTTGAAACAAGACTAAACGCACTAGAGGGAGCTGGTAAAGATCCTGTGCAGTCAGTCCAACCAATACAGGAATTTGTAACAGGTGGTAGTTTTGGTGACGCATCTAGCACACCACCACCGCCGGTTGCAACAGGAACATTAAACGCGTCCCCATCACCTGGATCACTGCAAGAAGCAATGCCTTCTCCTGGAGATCCTGCAGCCGATATGTTTGGTAATGAGTTTATGAGAAACGCATCAGTTGGTGCAGCTAAAATGAGAATAAATAAAAAAATATAATATGGATCACAAAAGCAAATCAATAATTAAAAACCCTGTATTATCATCAGGTCAAGTAGGAGAATCAGCTATATGGGACGGGCCGTTAAACATGGACATGTTTCCAAAAGGAAAAGGAAACTCCAGAGGTATAACGGGTATGAAGTTAAATCAAGCCAGCGTACCTTATAAACCACTTAACGCAGTTCTTTGCGCTCAAGGTAGAGAATATTAAAAAAAAACAAAAATGGGACAATTTGGAAATCAACCTGACTTCATAACAGAAGTTAAATCATTAACCGTAAGTGATACTATAAACTCAACTACGTTTTTAAATGGATCAGCTATATACGTAGGAAACTCTACGACCGGTACTGATATTAAAGTAATAATGGTAGGAGTAACAGCTGCTGGTGGTGGAATTCCAACGGCCACGGATGCAATAACAATAAAAGGTGTTCAAGCTGGTAGTAAACTGCCTTTTATAGTAGACTATGTACTAGCGACGGGAACAACAGCTACTGAATTGATAATGGGTAAATAATTAAACTATGGCAACAAACGAAGACGGACACTACGGAAAATACAGCGGAAACTCTAGACATAGTAGAGTAACAAGTCATAACTTTGCCGCTACAAGAAGAGATGATCAAGCACACATGCAGTATCTGAAGGAAGATATAGATTATGACAACAAGCACGGTCACAGCGATATAGACATGACAGCTGACGAGAAGCATATATCAAAACTAGCAGGTGATCTTAAATACGATGACAAACATCATGGTGCCGCTAGACATACTACTGCTCATTCTACTGAAGAGTATATGGCGCGTAGAGACGAGGCTATAAAAGCTAATGCTGGTCCTGCTCAAAATAAGGAGCTAGATATAAGCTTAAATGCTAATAGACAAAACTCTACCCCTGAAAACCAAAATCCTGAAGTTAAATTCGGAGGAAATGCAAGATATGCTATAAACCCAAGACTAGCCTTTAGCGCTAACGCAAATTCTCAGGGTCATTTTGGCGGAGGCGTTACTGGTACCTCTAGGGGTGGAGGCACTAGCTATGGTCTTGATATAAACAGAACAGACCAAGGCACCACTCTTGCTGGTAAATTGAAAATTCAACTTTAAAAAAAAACAGAGAAAACTGTAATAAATCACATAAAACAAACAACAAACAACAAACAACAAACAACAAACAACAAAAATTATGGCAAAATTTATTAAATTCAGAATTGATAATGCAGAAGCATTAACAGGTGGAAACGGACAAAGAGACGTATTATTAGATGTTTCAAAAATTGAAAGCATCACAGATGGCGCAGCTGCTGGATCGGTAGTTATTACATTAAGCGAGTATGTAGGATTAGCATCTGCTTTAGTTGCAGGAGCTGACCCTGTAAGTGGGACAGCTGCAGCTGGAACAGTAGGTGGAAGAGTACTTACATTATCCGTGGGAACAAACGTAGATTCAAGTCCAGTTTCTGGTGCTGTAGCGATCGTTGCTCCAGTGGTACCTTCTGTATATCAGAACATGCCTTCACAAGCTGTAAACAGAGCATTAACTGCTAACCCAGGTGGAGTTTCTTCACAAGTTCAATTAGGTTTAGATGGTACTGGTGTAAGAGGCACTGATAGCCAAATGTACTTTGTACAAGCTTCATTTGCTTCAAGCAACTCTATATAGTAAATGAAACCTAAAGGACTAGGAGATAGCATAGCTAGCTTCACGCACAAAACAGGTATTAAGCACGTCGTTGACATTGTCTCTGACGGGCTTAATATTAATTGTGGTTGCAATAACAGGCAAGAGTGGTTCAATAACAAATTTCCTTATATAAACAAGAATGGCATTTAATATAAAACCTTTTTTTGATCTCAATAAAATGAGTACATCTGTGTTTGAAAGAGATATGGGTGATGATCCTGTATTTGCGAGAACACCTAAAAATGGAGTTATTATTTTAAACGAAAATGCTATTAAAAATTCTAGTAAAAAAGAACTAGACAATACCATAGCACACGAACAAGTACACGTTGACCAATTTAAAAACGGTGAACTAGATTACAATGTTGGCGCAGGTAAAGTGATGTTCAAAGGAAAAGAATATGACTACTCTGTTATGCAAGCAGGTAAAGGTCCTTGGGAAAAAGCAGCGTATGCCGCTGAAAAAAAATAATATAAAAATAAAAATAGAAACATGAAAACAAATCAAGACGGCGGAAGTTATTCCGCAAAAAAACCGAGTGCGCCTGGAAAAGAAATGGCGAGAAATCAAGCAAAAGAAGGAGCTGGTAAGGCTATGGGTTACTCTCAAAAGTTTGGACCTGGACGAGCTAGTGGCTACGATAAAGGAGCTCTGAGAGCTATGGATGTAATGACTCATGGAGGAGCTTCAAAATATATGGGAGAGGGACCTGGTCAAGGCTTCTTTTCAAAACTAGGTAGAACTATATCTAGAGGTGCAAGTGATATTGGAACACAGCTTTTAGATATGGTGCAACCAGATATACAACATATCAACAGGCCACACATATGGACCAACTCGGCTAACAAAGCTGTAAGTGCAAAACAAAAAGAAAACGCGCATTACGATAAGTCTAGAGCTCTAGCTAAAGGCGGTCAAACGTTTGGTACTATTGCTGATTACCTTGATGATGATGGTAAAGGAAACGCAAGAACAACAAAAAACACTAATCAAAGAGGTCGATAATGTATTCAAAGAAAGGGTATTTAAAAAATAGTCCTGACGTAAATAAAAAAACTAACTTAATAGCTGGTAATAAAATTACTATGAAAGGTGTTGAGAGTAAAGTTTTAGGTATTGACGACAGAGGTTATGCTACTATTATGTATCCAGGATATGATTATATTTTTCCAAATGGAAAAGAAGTGTTAGAAATTAAATTAAATAAATAAAATTGGACAAAATAATTCAATGGCTTACAGGTGGCGTTATCAGCGAAGTTGGTAACGTCATTGATAAGCTTACAACTACCAAGGAAGAAAAGCTTGAGGCCAAAAGGCTAATGGTTGAGATCTTAGAGAAAGCTGACAGTGAAGCCCAATCGCAAGTAACCGAAAGGTGGAAGTCAGATATGGCATCAGATAGTGTGCTCTCTAAAAATATACGCCCTATGGTTCTTGTGTATTTAACTGTTATATTTACTGTATGTGCCTTTTTTGATGGAAATATAGGTGATTTTAAGATAGCAGACGAATACATACCAATATTTCAAACTCTTTTAGTAACAGTATATGGTGCTTATTTTGTAGGTCGTAGCTGGGAGAAAGCTAAAAAAATAGAAAAAAACAAATAATTAAATTAAATCAAATGAAAATATTAACATTGTTACTAGCAGTCACTTTGTGGTCAGTTTGGTATTTTGACTTAACAGACACGAGTACTAATCTTTACTTAAACCCAGTAAGTTTTTTGGGTTTAGTTTTTGTAGCTTGGTTCTTACTAGGAACATATAAATTAGTAAAAAAAATAGTAATTAAATTAAATCAAATAAAATGAAAAAAGTAAATAAAATAACAAAGAAAGAATTAGAGAAAATAGTAGAACAACAAAAATCATTAAACGAAATGTTAACTGGCATTGGTGTTCTAGAAACTCAAAAGCACGGACTGCTTCATAAAGTAGCCGAATTAAATAAAAATATAGAAGATACAAAAAGTGATCTTGAAGGAAAATACGGAGCTGTCAATATTAGCTTAGAAGACGGTTCATGTACTAAAGTAGAGAAAGATGGATAATGTCGTAAGAAAAATTAGCATAGGTGCTGATTACAAAAATGACGCTATGCACTATTCTGTAGGTCAAGAGGTTTATGGTGGTCACACTATATCTCACATTCTATTAGAAGATCAAGATTCATCATATAACATTTACATTAAGAAAAACGACGAGGTATTGCCATGGAAGAAATTTAATTCTAACATGGCTATATCTATAGAGTATGATATAAAGTATTAATGAAAAGTGTATATGACTTTATCGTTAAGCCGATAGGTGATAGATATGCAAATACAAAAAAAATAGGAGACACTGAATTAGTTTTAAACACTAAGATAGAAGGCTGGAAATTTGTAAATAGATTTGCTGAAGTAGTATCAACACCTCTCGCTATTGCAACGCCTGTTAGACAGGGTGATATAGTTGTAATACATCAGAATATTTTTAGAAGATTTTATAACATGCAAGGTAAACAAACAAATAGTAGATCTTTTTTTAAAGATGATTTGTATTTTGCAAGTGTTGACCAAGTGTACTTGTATAAAAGAGAAGATAAATGGCGATCTATAAATGACCGTTGTTTTGTAATGCCAATTAAAGAAACAGAGCTTCTAGTGAACAATAAAGAAGTAAATAATGTTGGTATACTAAAAATAGGTAATAGCTCCTTAGAAGAGCTAAGAATAACTCCAGGGCATATAGTGACGTTCAAAGCTGGGTCTGAATGGGAGTTTAATATAGACGGAGAACGTTTATATTGTATGAAATCAAATGATATTTTATTGGAACATGGATATAAAGAAGACGAAGAAGAATATAATCCTAGCTGGGCATAAAGCCGTTGAAGAGTTAATAAAAGTGGCTAAAGAAGCTATTGTTGATTCTGACGACGACATATCAGCAGACAGATTAAAAAACGCGGCAGCTACTAAGAAATTAGCTATATTCGATGCTTTTGAAATATTACAAAGGATTCAAGAGGAGGAAGCTGTACTAAACGAAAAGCCTAGAGAAAGTAAAGAAAAAACTTTCAAGGGCTTTGCAGAAGGGAGGTCTAAATAATGTATACTCAAAGTTTATTTAAAATAGTAGAGGATCACATCAAGCCTCATATAATAAAAAAGAATAACAAGTATAAGAAGTGGGAATACGGTTATAACAAGGAACACGACGTTGTTGTTATAAGTAAGACAGGTGAGATAGGGGAGATATATGATATACAAAACCTAAAGATTGCGTTACCTAAACCTAAAGATGTTGTTAAGTTTAAATCAGGATCTTGGGAAAGAACAGAACTACCGAATGAGTTAAAGAAAATAAAAACAATATTTGACTGGGAGAATTACCCCATAGATTTCAAAGAAAAATGGTATGATTACATCGATAAAGAGTTTACTAGAAGAGAGCAAGGTTTTTGGTTCAATAATAAGAATCTGGATACTTACGTTACTGGTACTCATTTTATGTACCTGCAGTGGTCCAAAATTGATGTTGGTAAACCAGACTTTCGAGAAGCAAATAGATTATTCTTTATATTTTGGGAGGCATGCAAGGCCGATAAGCGGTCTTATGGAATGTGTTATCTTAAAAACCGTAGATCAGGATTCTCATTTATGTCCTCAGCTGAGACAGTTAACCTTGCAACGATATCCTCGGATTCACGGTACGGCATATTGTCCAAATCTGGTCCCGATGCTAAATCGATGTTCACAGATAAGGTTGTACCAATTTCCGTTAATTACCCGTTCTTTTTTAAACCGATCCAAGATGGTATGGACAGGCCAAAAACCGAACTCGCATACAGGGTCCCCGCCTCAAAGTTTACACGTAAGAAACTTGACACAAACGAAACGGTCAAAGAGATCACAGGTCTTGATACCACAATCGACTGGAAGAATACAGGCGACAACTCGTACGATGGTGAGAAACTCAAACTCCTCGTCCACGACGAATCGGGTAAATGGGAAAGGCCGAACAACATCCTCAACAACTGGAGGGTTACAAAAACAACACTAAGATTAGGTAGTAGAGTTATAGGTAAGTGCATGATGGGGTCAACCTCAAATGCTTTAGATAAAGGTGGTGAAAACTTTAAAAAACTTTACTATGATTCAGACGTTAAAAAAAGAAACCGCAACGGACAGACTCGCTCAGGACTCTATTCTTTGTTCATACCTATGGAATGGAACTACGAGGGATACATTGATTCTTATGGCACACCTGTATTCGATACACCAGAAGAAGAAGTTTTAGGACCACAAGGAGATGCTATAGACCTTGGCGTTATAGAATACTGGCAAAACGAAGTTGATGGTTTAAAAGGAGATCAAGACGCTTTAAATGAGTTTTACAGACAATTTCCAAGGACAGAAGACCATGCATTTAGAGACGAAGCAAAACAGTCTTTATTTAATTTAACAAAAATATACGAGCAAATAGATTTCAATGGCGACTTAAAGCATAGCTCTCTAGTTACTAAAGGTAGCTTTCAATGGAGAGATGGTGTTAAAGATACTAGCGTTATATTTGTTCCAAATAATAGTGGTAGATTTTTAGTTACTTGGGTTCCGCCTGAAAACCTTCAAAATCGTGTAATAGTAAAGAACGGTGTTAAGTATCCAGGTAATGACGGCTTAGGAGCTTTTGGTTGTGACAGTTATGACATATCGGGCACGGTTGATAATAGAGGATCCAACGGAGCTCTCCATGGTTTAACCAGCTTCAGCATGCTAGACGTGCCGCCTAATCACTTTTTTTTAGAATACATTGCAAGACCCCAAACAGCTGAGATATTTTTTGAAGATGTTTTAATGGCTTGCGTATTTTATGGAATGCCTATATTATGTGAAAATAATAAACCTAGATTGCTATATCATTTTAAACGTAGAGGATATAGAGGTTTTTCAATGAACAGACCAGACAAGCTATACAATAAGCTTTCTGTTACCGAAAGAGATATTGGTGGTATACCAAACTCAAGTGAGGATATCAAGCAAGCTCACGCTGCTGCCATAGAGACATACATAGAAAACTTTATAGGTTTACAAGACAGAGGTTATGGTGATATGTATTTTCAAAAAACATTAAATGATTGGAGTAGATTCAACATAAACAACAGAACAAAGCATGATGCATCTATCAGTTCTGGACTAGCGTTGATGGCTT